CTATGTCAGCGGTATGAAAAGCGGCGGGGACTGGTCGAAATCGCCGACCTGCCGAACCTCGATCGCCGTTCCCGGCGGCACGGCCGCCAGTTCGGCTGCCGTTATCGCCAGCAGCGGCGATGCAAGCGTCCACGGTCCGATGCCCGGCGCCGGTGGCACCAGCGCGGCGCGCCACGCTTCGCGGCTTTCGCCAAGCGGCAGATCGACATGGTCGCGCCATCCGTTATCGACGCGGCTGCGCCGCACCCAGCGCACGATCGCACCGCCCGCCCCGTCGGTCGAGGCTCGGCCATGCACCGGCGCCAGCGGCCGCAACGCGCGGCCCGCCGTCGGCACCGCGACCTCGTTCAGCGCCGCGCCGCCGCGCGATACCCATTGCAGCACGGCATCGCCGCTTTCGGCCCAGCCGGACAGCGATTCGGGCAGCATCAGCGACGCCGAATCGTCCGGCATTGCAAAGGCTTCGCCCGCGGCGTGGATCATGGCGTCTCCCGTCCCCGCGCGTCCGCGCAGCAGGCGCGACAGCCGCCACAGGCCCGGCGCCACAAGCTCCGCGCGGCCGAATTGCAGCAGCTCGCCGCCCAGCATCGCGCGGTTCGCCCCGCCAAGCAGCGCCGCGTCCTCGACCGACTCCAGCACCATCGCCGGATTGACCAGTTCGACAAGCGCGGCATTGGCATGATCGAACAGCGCTTCGCTCCCCGCCGCCAGCGGCGCGGCCAGATGCCCCAGCACGGCAGCAGGCCGCAGCGTCCCCAGGGCGATCGGCTCGGCACCGGGCGCGGCAACGAACCACAGGTCGGCGCCGCGCCACCCGTCATTGCCGCCCGCTCCCGCGATCAGCACGCGCGGCGACGTCGGCGCGGGGCTGGCCAGGTTCGGCAGGTCGATGACGCGAACCGTTCCGGCCGCGTCGGGCCAGTCGGGCGCCCCGACCGGGACGCCCGGGTCGGCGGGCAGTTCGACGGCCGGGATCGGCTGATGCCGCCGCAGTTCCAGCCATATGGCGTCGCCGCGGAACGTGCGTTCGGCCAGCCGCCAGCCGCTGCCGTCGGCCAATGTCACCACCTGCCCGACCGTCAGCGCCGCGGCCGCCAGGTCGGCGCGCAAAATCATCGTCTCGCGCCCGTCCGCCGCAGCCCCCGCCAGCCGCGCGGCCAGCGCGCGCGCCGAGGCGGCGGGCAGCGCGGCGGGCAGGTCGATCCGCTCCTCGCGCGTCCCGCCGCCCGCAACGCGGCTCGCCTGCTGGCCAAGCTGATAATCGCGTCCCGGTTCATAATGGCGCAGCCGGATCGTGCCGGGCAGCGACGCCAGCGGCGCCCGTCGTCGCTCGATATCGGCGCGCACTTCCTCGCCGCGTCGCGCTTCGCGAAAATCGGCGAGCGCCGCCGCTTCCCCGGCCCGCGTGGCCGGCGCCAGGCGCCAGCCGCCCGGTCCGCTGAGCAGCCGCACGCCGTCGGCCTCGAACAGCGGCGCCAGCGCGTCGCGCGCGCGGTCGCCCGCCGCCGCATAGCCCGAAAAACCCCAGTCGCCGTCGCACCGATCGGCATCGTCCAGCAGCCGCGCGCCGACCAGCCCGGCGTCGATGCTCTCCGCGTCGGCTTCGACCTCAAAGGTCAGCGACGGGATGCGGTTGCCGAAACCGCCCAGCTCCAGCTCCTCGAACAGCGCATAGGCCAGCCCGCGAAAGGCGCTCGCCGACGCGATGCCCAGCGCCGACGCGATCAGCGGATCGACCGCCTGATCCTCGCCGCCGTCATACCAGCGAAAGGTGCAGCGCTCGCGAAACGTCCCGCTCGCCCCGCGCAACAGATTGCCGTCGGCCCAGATCCGCCGGATCGCGCGGATCGGCCGCGACGACAGCGCGATCGCCAGCGACACCGAATAGCTATATTCGGTCACCGACGGGCGCCCCTTGCCGCCGCCGCGCTTCTCGTGCCGCTCGATCAGGTCGGTGGCCCAGATCACGCTGCCCGCGACGCGCATCGTCCCGAACAATTGCGGAATCTGCTGGCCATAGGTCGACGCCTGCACTTTCAGGTCGGCGAGCCGCGGACCCTCGCGTCCCTTGGGCGCCAGGATCGCCGCATCGACCTGCTGGCCCAGCGCCGCCCCGATCGCCGCACCCACCGGCCCGCCGATCAGGCCGCCAGCCACCGTCAGCACCAAAGTCGCCATCCTATCCCCCTTGACCGAGGCGCCAGCGCGGCGCCGCGCGCACCGCGGCATCGACGGGCGCCTCGACGACGCGCCGCAGCCCCGCGTGGGCGTGAATCCAGTTGTCGGTGCCTATCAATCCCACATGAAACTGCCCCGCGGGCAGCGCGACCAGCGCCACATCGCCCGCTTGTCCAGCGCATTCGGCGGGCGCGAACCCCGCCGCGATCAACGCCGTCTCGACCCGCTCGCGCGCCCAGCCACGCAGCGGATAGCCACCGGGTCGCGCCAGCCGCACGCCTGCCTCGGCATAGGCCGCCCAGACCAGCCCGACACAGTCCAGCCCCGTCGCCGGATCGCATCCCTGGAAACGGAACCGCACCCCGACCATCGCCCGCGCCGCGGCAAAGGCGCGCACGCCGATGTCATCCACCGGGATAGCGGGTCAGCAGGTCGTTGCCCGGCAGATGCGCCTCGCCGCGAAAATTGACCGCATTGGCAAAACGGTCGCGACAGGTGGCCAGCTGCTTGTCGCATCCCTCGGTCAGCCGCACGCGCACCGGCGCGGTCGGCAGAAACGCCGGCGCTTCGGCCAGATGCAGTTCGCCCCCGTCGGCGGCGATCACCGGGCTCGCCAGCCCGCAATTGGCGCCCTCGATCCACAACAGATCGCCGAACGCCATGTGCGGCGCGGCGGCGTCGAGCGTCACGACGCGCCCTTCGACGGCCATAACGCGCCGGATATGCGTCAGCGGCGTCCGATCGACGCGGCACGCGCGATCCCCCAGCGTCGCGCGGCACGACGGCGAGGTCGCCGGGCACACCGGCCGGTCAAGCCACTGCGTCACGCCCTTCATCTCGGCGGCAAAGCTCGCGCCGCGCCGCTCGATCGTTCCCAGCGATCCGCGCGCGATCGTTACCGGCGCCGCCTCCGCCGCCGTCCAGTCGGTCAGGAACAGCTCCAGCTCGGCGCCGTCCCAACGCCCGGCGTCCAGATCGCGCGTCGAAATCGCGTCGCTCGCGATCGCCCCTTCGATATCCATCGTCGCCGTGTCCAGGCTGTCGCGCGTTTCGATCGCCGACGGTTTCATCCCCGGCGCCGCGCGATAGGGCAGCCCGCCGATCAGCAGGTCACGGTCATGCGAGGTCAGCCCGATCACCACCCCGTCGCGCCGCGACAGGCGCCAGCACCAGGCGAGCGTCACCAGTTCCGCGCGCAGCCAGCCGGGCGCGGCGTTCAGGCTCACCGGCGTCACCATGGCGCGCGCACCTCGACCAGCGGCACGCTCGCCAGTTCGCCCGCAAGGAAGGTCGCGCGGCTCACCTCCAGCCGGTCCTCGGCAAAGCGCACCGGCACGTCGAAGTAAAAGCCCCCGCGCACCGCGGCGCCCGCCGCGGGCGCCGCGTCGAGCAGCACCTCGCCCTCGCCCGTCACCAGAAAGGCCGCCGTCTCGATCCCGCCCACCGACACGCGCACGCTGCCCGCGACCGGCAGGCGGACCGGCCGCACCGCTTCGGCGTCGCCTTCGCCATAACGCTTCACCAGCGCAAATTGCCGCCGCACCCCGTCGCCTGTCCCCAGCAACTGATCCTCGGCGGTCGGCGGCCCGTTGTCGGCCGCCGAACTGCTGTCGAACGGATCGCGAAAGCGGAACGCGCGCGCCGCGCCGCGCCGCGCGCGGAAAAACTCCGTCAGCGCGCGGACGTCGGCCTCGGACCGGACTCCCGGCCCGACGTCATAGCGCATCCGTGCCTCGGCCCATTCGCTCGCGCGTTGTTCGTGCCCCGATGGAGAACTGACGATCTGCGTCGAAAATTCGGTCAGCGACACCGCCTCGCGCCCGATCGCGATCGGGAAATCCACTGCATCGAACGCCTGCACCCTGTCCTCCCCGTCAAAGGCCGTGAAGCCGTCGCGCGCCACCTGCGGCAGCGCCCAGATAAAGGTCCGCGCCACCCCCGCGCGCCGCGCCGCGTCGGCGGCCTCGGCGATCGCCGCCCAATGGCGGCGCTGTTCGGGCAGCAGCACGAATCCCGAAAAATAATGCTGATCCTCAACCGGATAGCCCAGCCGAGCCGCCATCGCGGCGCGCGCGCCAGCGGTCTCGCCGCTGCGCCCGCCGGTCACCCAGTCATAATCTTCGAGCTGGAGCACATCGAACGCCGGCGCCGCCCAACCGAGCGGCGCATTGGCGCGCCGCACCTCTGCCGCCGCCGGGTCGAGCACCGTCGGCAGATAGACCAGCAAATGACTCACCAGCCCCGCCGCCCCCGCCTCTTCGCGCGCCGCCGCGACCAGCGCGGCGGTCGAATCGGCAAGCAAGGCGCCCAGCGCATCGAGCATCGCCCGCTGCGGCGCGTCGAGCGTCCCGCGCACGTCGGCGATCGGCACGCTCGCACTGCCCAGCGCCGCGGTCGCCGCCGCGTCATAGGCGCAGATGCGCCCCCCGCCCGCGATCCACCACCAGGGCTCGCCGACCTGGAACCTCACCGCCAGCCCGGCGTCGCGCCCGATCGCGACGAACGCCCGCGCGACCGCCTGCAACCAGGCCATCGCGGCCGCATTGGCGGGCGAAAGCAGGGTCGAGGGCGGCTCCCACCCGGTCAGCGCGGGCGCGCCGTCGGCATCGCGCTGTTTCCAGTCGGCGGGGCAATAGGCGTCGAACAATTCATAGGAGAGCGACCAGATCAGCCCCAGCCCCGCCGCCGCGCAGGTCGCGGCGAAATCGCGGTGCCACGCGCCGCAAGGGCGGTTCAGCGCACCCCCCGCCGCATCCACAAGCAGCCCCGCGCCCGACGGCGCCAGCCGCATATAATGGCTCATCCCGACATAATGGACAACGTCGCCGCGATAGCCCAGTTGCACGATCTGCCGCACCACGCGCGCCGGGGTCAGGTGATAACAATCGTCATAGCCGTTCGTCATGCCCAGCGCCGTTTCGGGCAGCACCGCATCGCCGATCGCCAGCACCGAACCCGATCCGGTGCAGACGATGTCGCTCATCTCGGCCCAGCCCTCGGCAGGCGCCGCCAGTTCGCCCGCGCCGCCGTCATGGGTCGGCGGCACCAGCGAGATGAACATCCGGTCGATGTCCCCGGCCCACACCGGGTCGGCCTCGCCGGGGAGCAGGAAGCCGCCGTCGAGATCGTCGAAATCGAGCGCGATCACCGCATCCTCGCCCGTCCCGTCGGCATAATTCCACAGCCGCACATACCAGGCGCGCGGGTTGCCCGCGGCATCGCGCCCCTCGATCGTCAATGTCGGCCCGTGCAGTGCGTCGAGCGGCTTCACCCCGCCCGACCGCCAGCGGAACTTGAGCTGCGTGTGCCGGAAATCGCGCCGCGTCTCATAGGCGAGCAGCGGATGATCCCAGCGGTCCGCCGCCTCCCAGATCAGCCCCGCCAGATCCTGCTTGCGATAAAAGACCGCCTCGACGCGCAGCGCACCCGGCGCGTTGGTCGTCACGCTCGCCATCATCGGCCGCGCAAAATCGACCGTCCAGAACCGCGGATCGAACCGCTTGATCCACCCCTTGCGATGATGCGGCTCCGCCGCCGCGACCAGTGCCCAGCCCATCGCAACCGCCTTTCCAGCTTGTAACCTTCCCCCTCCCCTTCAGGGGACGGGCTTATGATCGTGCGCCCCCGCGTTCGTCCTAGTCCTCGCCCGCCGCCACCGCGCGCCGGACCGCGCGCGCCAGCTGCCGCCCTGTCTGCGCCAGCCGCTGCGCGTCCGCCCCCGCATCGCCCCGCACATGGACCGTGATCGCGATGTTGCGCATCACGGCGCCCGCTGCCTCGATCCGCCCGCTCGCGGTCGGCACGAACAGCTCGGGGCCCCGCTCGCCGACGCGATAGGCGCGCCCCGCGCTCACCGGCCCGCCCGTCGCGCGCCCCGGCGCGCCGAACAGCGCCATCACGATCGACGACCCCAGCGACAGCAGCCCGCCGCCGCTGGCTCCGCCGCCGCCCAGCGCCGTCCCCAGCCCGCCCGCCACCGCCGCGCGCGCGATGTCGGCCATCACCGACAGCGCCAGCCGCTTCAGATCCTCGAACCCTAGCTTGCCGGTGGTGATCGCGCGCGACAGCGCCCGTTCGATCGCGCGTCCGGCCTCATCGGCCCCGGCGACCAGCGGTCCGCGCAATTCCTCGCGCAGCGCGGCAATGTCGCGCCGGAACGCCCCCGTGTCGGCGCGCACCGCAACGACCATCTCGTCAATCTCATCCATCGGGAAATTGCTCCATCATTGCGTTCAGCGCCGCGCGGTCGAAACCGTCATCGCCATCGCGCTCGGTCCACCCCGCCAGCGCCGCGCGCGCATCGGCGGGCGTCGCCGCCCAGAAATCCTCCGGCCGCCACCCCGCGATGCGCGCCATCAGGCCAAGCATCTTCAGTGCATTGTCGGCGATAAACGCCTGTCCTTCAGGGGCGGGCCAACAAGGGCCTGGCAGGCCTGAGCCTGTCAAAGGGCTGCCTGGTCGTGGTGGGCTGTGGGCTGGTCGCCTTGCGCAGGGCGACCAGCCCCCACCCCGCCCCTTCAGCGGATCGCAGCCCACCTCACCGCCCCTGCAATATCTGCCCCAGCAGGATGCGCAGCGCCGGGGTCACCGCCGCCAGCCCTTGCGCCACCACCGCCTCGCCGACGTCCTCGCGTGCCAGCGCGTCGGGCCGATCCTTCACACAATGCCAGAACAGCGTGGCCAGCTCGCCCAGCGCCAGCCGCCCGTCGGCCGCGCGCTCGACCAGCGCGAACAACGGCCCCAACTCGGCCTCCGCCGCGACCAGCGCGGCAAAGCTCGGGCGCAGCACCAGCCGCGCGCCCGCGACGCACAGTTCCGCCTCGCCGCGCAGCGCGTTCGCGCCCATCTTTGCCGACGCGCTCACAGGCTGACCACCGCGCCGCTCGATTCCAGGTTCAGCGTATAATTGCGCTCGCCATTATAATCGCCGGCATAGTCGAGCCGCGTCACCAGAAAGCGCCCGCGCAGCCGCTCGCCGCTCTCGAAGCTCAGCTCATAATCGTCGATCGCGCCCGACAACGCATGGCCGCGCAGCCGCAGCTCGGCGTCGGACCCGGTAAAGATGCCCGCGGCGCTCACCGATACCGACCGCACGCCCGCACCGGACAACAGCTCGCGCCACCCGCCCGAATCCTTGGTGGTGACGTTCACCGCCTCGCCGTTCACCGACAATTGCGTCGTGCGCAGCCCCGCCACGGTCCGATAGGCCGGCGGAGCGCCGCCGTCGCCGACCTTGAGCAGAAAAGCGCTCCCATTTTCGATTGCCATCGTCTAACCTCCTTGAAAATATTCGTGCGGAATGGGGAGTCGCAGGATGCTGATCACGACACTGGTTCTGGCCATGATGGTCCAGTCGCCCGCGGCGACGGTCGACCGGACACGCGCCGCTTTCACCAAATGCCTTCGCGACGATCTCAAGCGGGCGCTTGAGGCAAAGGTCGAAGAGGCCGAATATGTGATGACGCTCAAGGCAAACTGCACGGCCGAACGCGACGCCTTTCGCAAGGCGGTGATCGCGCTCGGCCGCGCCGCGGGCGATTCCGAAAAGGTCGCGACCGACGACGCCGACTGGCAGGTCGAAGATTATCACGAGAATTTCACCGAAAAGTTCAAGGATTATAAAGCGACCAACACGCTGCCCGGCGACTGACCGACGCGCTTCCGGATCGTCAGGCCTCAAGACATCGGCATTGCACGATCATCTCGTGCCGCCAGCCGCCCTCGCGCGCAAAGCCAAGGCGCGTGCGGATCGTCCGCGCGCTCACGATCGTCCAGCCGCCCGCCCTCCCCCGCATCGTCGCGACGACGCGCTCGATGCGGTCGGCGGCGCTGTCATCCACCGTGCCGCCGACACCCGCCAGCACCAGCGTCACCCGAACCTCGCGCCCGGCGCGATCCTTCGTGCCCCAGTCGCGCCCCTCGACGCCGCCGACCGTCACAAAAGGCGCGCTCGCGCGCGGGGGTGCGCCGTCAAAGACGCCATGGACAATCCCCGCCAGCGCTTCGTCGCGTGCCAGCAGGTCAAACGCGCGGGCGCGCACCGCGCTCTCGGCGCTCGTCACCGCCCGCTCCCCAGCGTCAGCCGCCGCCACGGCTGCCACAGCGCGGCGATGGCGGCGGGCGGGGCGGTGCCCGACCCGTCGCGCGCGTCGTGCAGATGCTGCGTCATGCGCAATATCCCCTGCCTTATCGCTTCGGGCACGCCGTTCGGCCCATCGGCGATGCCCGCGCGATAGGCGACGCGCAGCCGCTCGGCGTCGTCCGCCCGTTCGACCGCGATGCGTGTGCTGCCGTCGCGGCCGACGGTTACGCGGTAATCGCCCTCGGCCAGCGGCCTTTCCCCGCCGCCCGGCACAAGCAGCGCCAGGCTGTCGATGCCGGTCACCGGCTGCGCGGCCAGTCGGACCGCGCCGGCGTCGATCGGTATGCGCTCCTCGACCGCGCGCACGATCAGCCACTGGCCGATAAAGGCCTCGCAGATATTGGTCGCGGCGCGGATCAGCCCCGCCACCACCGCATCGTCGACCGTCGCGCCCATTCTTAACCAGCCGCGCGCTTCGTTCAGGCTTACCGGCGCTTCCCCCGGCAACGGACTCTCGGCCATCATCGCTCCTCCACCCGCATCGACACCGATCGCTCGTCGATCTGTCCATCGCTCAGCGTCACCCGGTTGGTCACGCGATAGAGGCGGCCCGCAACGCCGCCCGTCAGCGTGACAGTGGTTTGCAGCAGGCCGTGCGCCGCGCCCGCCACGCTCACGCCCCCCGCCTCGGCCGGGATGACCGACCAGTCGCTCGCGACGATGGCCGCCCCGTCGGAATAGGCGGCCGTCCAGTCGAACTCGAAATCGATCCGCGTGCCCGGATCCTTCACCATCATCGTCATCATCGGCCCTTTCCGTCAGGGTTTGCGTGGCGTCGCACGCCGCGCGATCGCGCGCGGCATCGGCAGCATCGTCTGCGGCGCCGCGGGGGCCGGTCCCGCCCATTCGCTTGCAAGGTCGCGTCGGCCGACATCGCCGATCGCGCGCGCCGCCAGTGCCGTTCCACCGGTCACGCTGCCGCCTCCAGCGCCGCGATCCGCGCCTCCTGCGCGGCGATCAGGAACAGCGCGAGCTGGTCGATGCGGACCCCGAAACGGCTTCCGGCGCCGCGACCGGGCTGCGCCGCGCGCGCTTCGGCGACGATGCTGCCTTCCTTGTCGCGCACGTCGCCCGCCGCCGCGACCGGCTCCACCGCATCCCATCTGTCCCAGCACAGAAAGGCATAGGCGCTGCTCGGCGTCTCGCCCTCGGCAAGCGGCTCGATCAGCCCCTCGTCGGCCATGATCGCCCACACCGCCTGCGCGCGCACGCCAAAGTGCATCCGCGCCCCGTCCGCGCCCTTTTCGGCGATGGCCTCGTTCCACTGGAAAAAGCCGAGTTCACGGGCGATCCGCCGCGCGGCGCGCAGCTCGGCCGCGGTCGGCGCGCCGCGCCATGTCTTTTCGCGCGCGTCGGACGTGTTGATCGTGCCATTGACGGCATAGATTTCGCTGACCCGGTTGACGCTGCCGCCAATCGTATAGGCATTGTCGGCGATCGGATAAAAACCGCCCGCTGACGAAATGGCCCAGCGATAGGTGCCGCTGGTGGCAAAGCGTATCTGGTGGGTCAGGCCGTTCCAGATGTCGAAACCGTCGTCACCTGCCGAATAGCCGCAAAAGCCCTTTGCGCCCGACGGATCGTAAAAGCCCTGATAACAGGCGCCGCCGCCGCGCCCGGCGGTCGTTTCAAGCCGCTGGACTTCGCCGCTCCACTTGACATGCAGGCGCACACTCGGCGCCCCTGACAGCAAACCGATGCCCAGATGACCTGCCGCGCTCAGCCGCATCCGTTCTGCTCCGCCAGTGACAAAGCCTATGCTGTCGGCGGCGGGAAGCCAGAATCCGGTATCGGTGTCGGCGGCAAAGCTGATCGACGGCGCCGCTGCGCTGCCCGCGGCCGCACCCAGGGCGCCGTTCAGCGGATAGCGCCCGTCAGCATTGCGAAACGCCAACGCCGACAGGGGAATGTTGACCCAGCCCCCGCCGCGCCGAACGGTCACAGTGTCGCTTGCTTCGCCTGTCGCAGCACTGCCATGCGAGGTTGAAATTGGCTGCTTTCCTGCAACCGCGTCGTTCACGCTCGCCAGCTGGTCGGACAGCCCCGCCACCTCAGCCGCCAGCGCCGCAGCCTCTGCATCGCTCTCCGTGAACCAGTCCGCGCCCACCGTCAGCGCGATGGTCTTGAGGCCGACCGTAAAGTCGACCAGCGCGCCGCCTGCCGACGAAGCCGCCACCGCGTCGCGCAGCAGCCGACCGTCGCCGCCGATCCGGCCGGTCCCCACCTCCCATTCATCGGGATGCACTATCCCTGCGATGGCATAATGAAATGACACGCCGGGCGGCACCACGCCCGCGAAACGGCGATGGCCGGGCACCGCGCCGGTGGGCGTCAGCGGCCCGGTGCCGCCCTCCTGCGCCAATTCGCGCACCAGGTCGGCAAAAAAGGGGGTCGGCATGGCAAGGCCATCCTTTCCAATATGATCTGCATGGAAACAAAATGCCGGTCGCCATGTCGTTCAGACCGGGTGGAAGGCACCAACATGGGCCGAATGGCGACCGGCCTTTGGCGCCCGGCCCGCCCCGAAAGGATTGGACGGGCCGGGCGCCCTCGCGCGCCTGCGCTGCCATCGGGTCAGCTGGCGGCGAATTTCATCAGCTTGATCGCCTGCGAATCGATGATCGCGCCGCCGACCCTTTTGGTTGCATAGAAATGCACGAAAGGCTTGTTGCTGAACGGATCGCGCAGGATTCGCGTCTCGCCGCGATCGGCGATCAGATACCCCGCGCGGAAATTGCCGAAAGCGATCGACAGGCTGTCGGCCGCAATATCGGGCATGTCCTCGGCCTCGACGACCGGATAGCCGAGCAGGCTCGCCGCCTGTCCCTCGACCATCCCCGGCTGCCAGACAAAGGCGCCGTCCGCCGTCTTGAACTTGCGAATGCGGGCCAGTGTGTCGCTGTTCATCACCCACACCGCGCCCTGCCGATATGGCGCTTTCAGCGCATGGACCAGCTCGACGAGCTTGTCCTGCGGGTTGGACGCCGGAAAGGCGCCCGCGCTGCCCGTCGCCAGATGCTGCAAGGTGCCAAAGGCGCGCGCACCGTCGCCCTCGTCGTTCGTCGCATAGGTCAAAAAGCCCTTGGGGCGGTTGATGCCGTTGCCGTTCACGAACGCCGCCCCCTCGGCGACCGCGAACTCGCGGCCGATCTCGTCGGCCAGCCAGTCCTCGACGTTGAACATCGCATCGTCAAGCATCGCCTGGCTTGCCGCCGGATTGGCGTAAAGCTCGCCCGACGGGGGTGCGATTTCGGCAAAGCTGCGCGTCGCCGTTCCGGGTCGCGCGTCACTCTCACCGACCCAGCCCGCGCCCGTCGTGCCCGTCGCGACCAGCTTGCGGTATCCGCTCGTCCCCGTCTGCACGACGGTCGCGATGCTGCGGATCGGCGACAGCGCCTTCAGCGTCGCGGCGATGCTGGTGTCGATCTCGCGCGGCACCGCATAGCCGCCCTCGGCTCCACTTGCCCCCGACAGGCTCTTCATCTCGACCCCCGCATCGATGCCGCGCCGCAAATAGCGCTCGACAAAGGCATCGCGCGCCGGATCGGCGGCCTTCGCCCCGTCGAGCGGCAACCGTGCCGCCGCGACCGCCTGGGCATCGACCTGTGCCTTCAGCGCCGCCAGCGACGCCTTCAGATCGTCGACTGCCTCCGCCGCCAGCACCGCATCGAATGCGCCGTCCAGCGCATCGGCCTTCACTTCCATATCCATTTCCATGCCCGTCACTCCTTCAAAGAAATCCATCGCAATCCTTTTTCCCGGTCATCCCGGCGAAAGGAGGCGATACCGCGATCACCCGCGCCAGCGGCTGCATCGGCACCGCAACCAGACTCACTTCCGCCAGATCGAGCGCCAGCAGCTCGCGCGGCCGCGCGCCGCGCGCCGCGCGCACCCGATAGCCAAAGCTCAGCCCGGTCAGCGCCCCGCGCGCGACCAGCGCCGCCGCGGTCGGATGCGTCAGGCGCGCCACGACGCGCAGCCCGCGCCGGTCCTCCGCCAAAGCCTCGACGACGCCGACAACCGCCCCCGGCCGATGCTGCCACAGCAACGGCACCGCCCGCCCTTCGCGCAAACTCGCCGCAAAGGCCCCGGCGCGCACAACGTCGCCGCCGCGATCGACGCGATCGAACACCGCGGCATAGCCGGCAAAGCGGACTGCGGATTGTTCGCGCCGAGGCGCAGAAGCCGCAGCGAAAGAAAAAGTCGGCAACGCCCCCCTCACCGCAAGAGCCCCGGCAACCCCAGCTTCACCGCCAGCCCGACGATCAGCAGCGCCAGCATCCCGCGCACCGCCCAGTCGACGGTCGCTTTCCACGCGCTCCGCTTCGCATCGCGCCACGCGCCCAGCAGTTGCCGCAGGTCCGCCATGTCGGCGCGCGCCGCTGCATCGGCCAGCCCCAGCCGCGCCAGCGCCCGCCGCGCGCCCAGTTCGCTCGCCTCCTCGACCACCGCGCGCAGCAAGGCCGCATCGGGCGCCCCGGACGCACTCGTTCCCGCCAGCGCGATCAACCGCGCCAGCGCCTCGTCTTCATCCATGTCGCTGTCCTCACAAAAACCCTCCCCCTGCGATGGGGGATGGTTGCGCGGCCCTGGCCGCTTGCGGCCCAGGCGAAACCGGTTGGGGGTGGGCCGGTGCCTGCGAAGGCTACGCCACCCCCAGCAACGCCTTCTTCTCGTCCGCGCTCAGCCAGTCGGCGCCCGACACCTCGCGCCACAGCGCCATCCGGTCCTCGGCCAGCGCGGGCAGCTTGTTAAGGTCGACGCGCAGCGCGGCGCCGTCGAACCAGCCGCGCAGCCCGTGCGCGACCGCCCCCAGAATCTTCGCGCACAAAGGCAGCACCGTCAGCCGCCACAGCGCGCGATTGGCCTCGCGGTAATTGGCATAGGTCGCATCCCCCGGCAGCCCCAGCAGCATCGGCGGCACCCCGAAACTCATCGCAATCTCGCGCGCGCTCGACTCCTTCAGCGCCAGGAAATCCATCTCGGCGGGCGACAGCGACAGCGGCTGCCACTTCAGCCCACCCTCCAGCAGCAACGGCCGCCCCGCATTCGCGCCCCCGAAAAACTCTCGGCCAATTCCTCGCGCAGCCGCTCGACCTGTTCGGCCGACAACGGCATCCCCTTGTCGCCCGGATCATGCACCAGCGCCCCCGACGGCCGCGCCGCATTCTCCAGCAGCGCCGCATTCCACCTCGCCGCGGCATTATGCGCCGCGATCGCGCCCGCCGCGGCGCCCAGGCACCCCGCGCCATAATGATCGTCCAGGGGGTGCAGCGCCTTCACATGCACCACCGCCACGCGCCCCGCGCCATCCTCGGCGGGCAGCACCGCCGCCGACCCGCCCGCCTTGTAACGATAGGCAACCGGCCACCCGCGCGCGTCGGCCTCGACCGTCACCCGTTCGGGGCGCAGCGCGAACAGCTCGGCGGGCGCCCCCGCGCCGTCGGTCAAAATCTGCACATATCCATTGCCGTGGAGCAGCAGGTGCAACGCCAGCGTCTCGACCAGCCCCTGCCCGCCCGACGGACCCGCGACGAGCGCCAGCAGCGCGGGATCGCTCGCCTCCAGCGGCGCACTCGCCGCCGCCTCGGCGACCAGCCGCACCGATCGCTGCACGATCGCATTCGCCAGATACCCCTCGCGCACCTGCGCTTCCCACGACAGCGGCGCAGGCGCCGACCAGCTCCCATACACCCGCGACAATTGGGGCCGCGCAGCCCCCTGCGCAGCCTTCCGGCCAAACCAGTTCATGACATTCTCCTATTTAGGAAGGCTTCTTTGGACGATAGTCGCGGCTATCCAGACATTGGTCGTAAAGCTGTCGGTCGAGCTTGATCCAATCTGTCTTGTCGATGCCTCTTACGCGATATGTCGGGCTTACCGGAAAGGCCGAGGCTACCTTGATCCAACGATTTTGTTCTTGTGCTATCAGCCGAATTTCGTCGGCCACTTCGGTAAGATCTTGATCGCGACAAAACAGGATCGCCACGTCAAACTCTCGTTTCAAGGCAAGCCTGATGACATCTAGCGCGATACGAACATCTATCCCCTTCTCATCTCCGTCTAGAAATGAGTGTTCTGTACCATCAGGCAGTCTGACTTTTTTGTTCCGATAGCGTAAGGAACGAGTATAAACATGGACGCCTTGGCGAGCCATTTGAGCAGCTTTTGCAACCCAAAAATGATTCCAGAACGGCTTGTCTGCCGCATCCGGAACGCCAGTATAAAAGCGTGTTTGCTGCAACTGCCAACCATGGCCTTGGCAAACTCGTTCTGCCAATAGGGTTGGATCAAAATTGGGCCAGCTGTATCCAAACGCCTGCTTCGCAGAGTGGAAAAGATTTTGTCCGTCGAAAAACGCAACGGCGCGAATCAGGGGTAGCTGGTCTGCCATATAACGGAACATGTCATGAACATAACAGTTTCGCTAGGCCAAAATTAATAACCCCGCCGGAGGCCTTGCGGCGTGTCCGACGGGGAAGAAGTTGATAGCCGCCAGATAAGACATCCTGTATTAACGTCAAGTGAATAATTATCCCATCAGGATAATCTCAAACCCGCCGAACCCCCACAACCATCCCCCGCTGCATCCCTTCCAACAACTCCGCCAGCGCCCACACGCATGCATCTGCCCGGTCGGGCGAGCGCCCTGGTCCCGCATAGCCCCCGCCCACCTGCAACCCGCAGAGCTGGTCCTCCAGGCTTGCGAACACCCCCGCATGAACCACCTGCCCCCGCTCATAGGCCAGCGCGACCGGCTCGGCGCGCCGCACCTTGCCCGCGCTTGCGCGCACCGGAACGACGGGCAGCGTCATGTCGGCCTGGCGCAGCACCGCCGCGACCATCTCGCCGCCCATATTGCTTTCGGCGACCACGCGCTCGGCGCCCCAGCGCGCCGCCGCGGCGGCGACCGCCTGCGCCCACACATGCGGCGCCGGCCGTGCTACACTCGCGTCCTCGACCACCGCCAGCCGCCCGTCACGCAGCTCGGCGGCGGCGATGATCCCGCACGCATCGCCCCCGGCGGTCGCGGGCGGATCGACCCCGATCACCACCCGCACCGGCTTGCCGATGCTGTCCGCCGCGACCCGGCACCGCTCGACCAGCGCGCGCGTCCACAATGCGCCTTCGACATCCTCCAGCATCTCGCCGTCCAGTTCCTGCCGTCCCAGCCGCGTCCCGCCATAAATGGCGTCCATCGTCGCCAGCCATTGCGCCGACAGGTTGCGCCGGTTGCTTTCCGTGCGCCCGCGCGTCACGGCCACCCCCTTTTCCTTGATCAGCCGCCGGACCAGCGGCACCCCGCGCGGGGTTGTCGTCGCGACCACCCGCGGCCGCACGCCGATCCGCATCGTCAGCATCAGATTGTCCCACGCCGCCTCGCCCTGCGGCCATTTGGCGATTTCGTCGCACCAGGCGGCATCATGCTCAGGCCCGCGCAGACTGTCGGGCTCGGCCGCCGAATAAAGCGTCGCCACCGCGCCGTTCGGCCAGGTCAGCCGCCGCAGGCTGCTTTCATAATCGGGACGCCGATCGTCGGGCGCGATCGCCAGTAACCCGCTTTCGCCCTCGACCATCACCTGCCGCGCCTCGAGCAACGATGCCGCGACCAGCGCGATCCGCGCGCCCGGCGTCGCCTCCGCAAAGGCGCGCACCCACTCGGCGCCGGTGCGCGTCTTGCCAAACCCGCGCCCCGCCAGCAACAGCCACACATGCCAGTCGCCCTCCGGCGGGCATTGATCCGCACGGCGCCACCACGACCAGTCGGTGAGCAGCCGCTCGCACGTCCTGCCCGACAGCGCCTTCAACCAGCGGTCGAGCTTTGCCCGCGTTTCGGCGGCGCAGTCGGTTGCGTGCTTCATCCGCCATCGCCCTGATCGGTGAGCAGATCGGCCGCGGCCTGCGCCTGCATCGCATGGAGCTTTGCGGTCAGCCGCGCCTTGGCGTTCCCCTGCGCCGCGGCGTCGCCGACGCCAGGCAGCTTCGCGCCGCGCACCGCCGCGCGATGCGCCGCCAGCAACGACAGGCCCAGCCGATATTTCTGTGCCCGCGACTTCAAGGTCGCATCCTTTACATTGCCCGTCGGCGCGATCAGCGCCTCGGCCAGCAGCTCGGCCTCCAGCCGGGCAAAACCCTCGCACAGCGCCTCGTGCCAGCGCGCGGCAAAGCCGCTGTTGCGCCGCCGCTCGCGATACATGGCATCGGCGCCGATCCCCGCCTTGCGCGCCGACGCGGACACATTCGACGATTCGGCCAGCGCCTCCAGGAAAATGTCCATCTGCGCGCGGTCGGGGCGCGCCTTGCCGCCCGCTTTGGCCTTGTCGCCCTGCCCGGCTCCGCCGATCCGTCCCATCGCCGCCTCCCTGAAACGCCGATCGGGCCGCGCGCCCCGAAAGGCGCCGGCCCGACTCGCAATTCTTGATGATGCGACACTTGTGGCGTTTATGTAGTTTACAAACCCACAAATCCAGACATAGCCGCCGCTTCCGCTCTGGGCGGGGTTTTCCATGATGCCCGAATCGCTACATCAAGCGTGACGCTGTAGGAAAGCGGGTTTTACTGATTTGGTTATTTTTGCTGTTTGGGCGGCTCAACGGGCTTGTGTTTCACCAGCTTGCCCAGCCGCTCATCAAAGCGTTTGGGATCGTCGTCGGTTTCGAGTTCCCGCGCAGCGTCGATGAACTTTTTACTTTGACTCCCAAGCTCTGTCGGTGCTGTTTTCTCGGCCATGTCGAACAATCCTCCTGAATATCACTACGTAGCATATATCGATGAAGCGGGCGACGATGGCTTAAAGGCCGTGAAGCCCCTCTCTCGCCCTGGATCAAGTGAATGGCTTATACTGTCCGCTGTCGTCATCCGTGCCGACAATCAAAGCAAGGTTGCGGAATGGACGGAGCAGATAAAAGCCGAGTTCCGTAACCATCAGCGCAGCGATATCCATTTCTCAGGACTGAACCCCGCAAAGCGCAAGCGCGCCTGTGAGATGATGGCGGACCTCGACGCTCGATATTTCGTCGTCGCATCCAACAAGAAGAACATGGAAGGCTACACCAACCCGTTCGCCGGAAAGATACCATCCCGCAATTGGTTCTACTGCTGGATGACCCGTCTTCTTCTAGAGCGCGTGTCCAAGTTCGTGCTCGATAAGTCACTTGCAAATTATGGTGAGGCGAAAAAGCTTCGCATCGAATACAGCGCCAGAGGCGGACTCAGCTACTCCCAAATGCACGCCTACTACGAGTGGATGAAGCTGAAAAAGCACAACCCATTCCTTCCTTGGGGGCGCATCGCGTGGGACGTTATGGATCCTGCGTTGCTCTACATCTATCCGCACCTAGAACGTGAAGGCTTGCAGCTTGCGGACGTCGTGGCGAGCGCGTTCTTCAAGGCCTGCGACAAACACGATACTGGCGCCTGCGATCCGACATTCGCCAAAATCTTGAAGCCACGAATGGCGCGAGAGCCGGACAAAAAACGCGGCCAGATTTCTGGCTTCGGGGTGAAGCTAATGCCGAGCATGAGGAAGGCAAAACTAGACCCCGATCAAGCAGCAATTTTTCGGCACTACGGCTACCCGTCACAGTGGTGGTGTCCAGAAGCGTTCAACGACTGA